TTATATATATTATTAGTTAAGGCGGTTCGTAAGTCCTTAGCTGCGTAAAAAAAGGGGCCGATAGCCTAGTTTATAAAACTAAAGTCGGTGTCGCAAATCGGTGACATTTGGTGATTTCACTCCGTGAAAAAAGAAATCACTAACGGGTTGTTACGTAATAAACACGTGTGGGGTCAAGGTTAACCCCACGTTTATAAGTGTGACAGAATTGACCAGTTGTAATTCTTTGAATCGTACTTATATAAATAAATGTGAGAATGCCAATAGTGGGTTCTCATTTAAAATAAAATAACTTTGCTTTAACAAGGAGGTTTATATGACTAATAAAGCACTTTCTATTTTTAATCAATTAAGACCATTGTCAGTAGGATTTGATGATGTATTTAATCATTTTGAATCAATGTTTGATTCTGATTTTAGATTACCTACTGTAAACTACCCACCATACAATATTGTAAAAACTGGTACTAACAAGTACGACATTGAAGTCGCTCTTGCTGGTTTTGGTAAAAAAGATATTGATGTATCGGTAGAAAATGGTGTATTAACTATTGAGTCTAAAGTTGAAGAAAAAGACAAAGACGAAGATGGTGATACAATCTATAAAGGTATCTCTAAAAGATATTTCAAAAGATCATTTACAATCGCTGATGATGTTGAAGTCAAAGGCGCTGAATTAAAAGACGGTCTTTTAAAAGTATCAATGGAGAAGATTGTACCTGAGTCTAAAAAACTCAAACAAATTGAGATTAAGTAATTAATCAAATAGAGAGGCGGATGAGCATTGACTTATTCCGCCTCTTGTGATATTATAAATACAAATGCTATAAACACAAACACACAAAGGAGATAATTATGGCAACAACAGCAAAAAACGCTTATGAAATAAGAAGCGATCTATTAGGTCTTGCTAAAGATATAGCAGACTTCAACTATTCGGCTAAAATACAAGAGTACGAATATTCAATCAGAAAAGACGGCGATCAAGTAGTACAAGAGTTTAAAGCTCCTACTTTGAAAGCTGAAGACATCATTGAAACTGCTAAAAAGTTCAATGAGTTTGTAACTAACGGCGATAACTTCAATACATTTAAAGATGTAGGTCAAAAAATGTATGAAGAAGGTTTAAAAAATGCTAAACCTTTTTCAGAAGCATATCAAAGTATGGTATCAGCTTTTTATCCACACTTAAATAAACAAAGTAAGTAATATGTGGCCGTACAATCATTGTGAGTGGAAAGCAATCACTTACGGGATTGGTAAGTCCAAATCTTACTGGAGAAAAAACAGATCATTAATATTAATGTGTACTGTTCCAAGTGTAGTATTAGCTTGGCTTTTACTATTAATGTTATAAAACTAAAGGCGAAGAGCATTGACTTTTCGCCTTTTTTACTATATAATGTATTATTATGTTTAGTTATCTTGGTGGTAAAAAATTTCAAGCAAATTGGATTTCAAATAATTTTCCCAATCATAAAACTTATGTAGAACCTTTTGGCGGTGCCTTTTGGGTTTACTTTCAAGGCAATATTAATTCAGATGTAAATGTTTATAACGATTATAATGTTTATCTAGCAAACGTATTTCATTGTGCTGTTTATAAAAGAAGTGAGTTTGTAAAAACACTTAAAAAATATAGAACACAAGTTAAAACTTTATTTGAAAATATAAAAGCTGAAATAACACCACTTGATTACAATATTGAAATAGGTGATGTTGATATGGCAGCCAAGTATATGTACATAGAATTAAATACATTTAGTGGTTTAACTATTAATAATGCTAAGTTTGTAGATTTAAAAGGTAAATATAAATCAAAATACACACAGTTAATAGACAAATTAGAAAATCCTAAATGGCAATATAAACTAGAAAACATATCTAAAGTTGAAAACTTGTCTTATGATGAAGTAATTAAAAAATACGATAACAAATACACATTGTTTTATTGTGATCCACCATACTTTGAAAAAGAATCATACTATACTAAAGACTTTCCTAAAGAAGAACATAAAAAACTAGCAGACACATTAAAAAATATAAAAGGCAAGTTTGTTCTTTCTTATTATGACTTTGATGATTTACAGAATTGGTTTCCTAAAAACAACTATCGTTGGCAAACTAGAGAGTTCAACAAACAAAATAGTAGTAAATCAGTAGGTACCGATAAAGGTGAAGAATTATTAATTATGAATTTCTAACCAGCATTGACAATAAACTATGAATGTGATATATTTGAAACAATTAAATTATGAAGGAGATAGATTATGAATCTAACTAGTGATACAGTTAATGTCTTAAAAAACTTTTCAGACATTAATCAAAATATCCTGATTAAACCAGGAAACAAAGTCCAAACTATTTCAACAATGAAAAATATTTTGGCAGAAGCAGAAATTACTGAAAAATTTGAAAGTGAATTTGCTATCTATGACTTACCAGAATTTTTAAGATCGGTAGAAATGTTTGAAAAACCGAAACTAAACTTTAATGGTGGTTCAAACGTAACAATTAAAGACGAAAAATCAGCACAATCAATTAAGTATTTTTTTGCTGATAAATCTGTTATTGTAGCACCTACTAAGACAATTACAATGCCAGATGTTTTTGTTTCTTTTACAATTAAAAAAGATGACTTTGAAAAATTAAGAAAAGGTATTACTAATCTTAATTTACCAGACGTTGTTGTAAAAGGTAATGGCAAAACAGTTACTTTAATTGCTACTGATAAAAAGAATAAATCCTCAAACGATTATTCAAATACAATCGGTGAAACTGATAAAACATTTACTGCTTACTTTAGAGCTGAAAATCTAAAATTAATTTTAGATGATTATAATGTTTCTATCTCATCTCAAAAAATCTCACACTTTGTAAACAGAAATAAAGCTGTTCAATATTGGATTGCTTTAGAACCTGATAGTGAGTTTTAATGTCTGAAATATATAAACTAGAAGACGGTACTGAATATAAAGCAGACGACTTCTTAAAAGTTGAAACTAGAGAGTATCATCAAACTACACATTATCTAAATAGGCAAATTGCTGTTTCTGATATTATAGAGGAGTTTGGTGATCTACCTACTTTTGAAAAAGGTTTATACTTTGATTGGAGTAGCTATCAAAATGCTAGTGATGAAGATAAAGAACTGGCAGACAAAGTCCAAACATTTGTTGATGAACACGATTATGACCGTGAAGAAGATTGTTGGACAATGAATAAAGGTGGTTATGATGTCGATAGTGAAATTGTAAGTGAGTTTACAATCGAATCTAAATAATGAATAAAATGAGGTTTATATTATGTCAGACTATTTGTGGGTTGAAAAATACCGTCCAAAAACAATTGATGATTGTATCTTATCCGAAGATATAAAAGATACTTTTAAAAAGTTCCTAGAACAAAAAGAAATACCAAATCTACTATTATCTGGTTCACAAGGTACAGGTAAAACTACAGTTGCTCGTGCTTTATGTGAACAGTTAGGTTGTGATTACATAATCATTAATGGTTCAGATGAAGGTAGACACATTGATACTTTAAGAAATCAAATTAAAAACTTTGCTTCTACTGTATCTATCACACAAGACGCTAATCATAAAGTTGTTATTGTTGACGAGGCAGATTATATGAATCCTGAATCGGTTCAACCTGCGTTAAGAAACTTTATTGAATCTTTTTGGAAGAACTGTCGTTTTATATTTACTTGTAATTATAAAAATAGAATTATACCTGCTTTACAAAGTCGTTGTACAGTTATTAATTTTAAAATTACTAATGGTCAAGTAAGAAAAACTGCTGGGGCTTTTATGAAAAGATTAGAAGATGTCTTAACAAATGAAGGCATTGAGTTTGATAAAAAAGTCTTAGCTGAATTAATCCAAAAACACTATCCAGATTTTAGAAGAACCATAAACGAATTACAAAGATATTCGGCACGTGGTAAAATAGATAGTGGTATTCTATTCAGTTTATCTGAAGTCAATCATAAAGAATTAATGAACGCTTTAAAAGATAAAAAGTTTAATGATATGAGAAAATGGGTTGTTCAAAACTTAGATAAAGAGCCATCTCATTTATTTAGATCATTATACGATATTCTCTATGACCATTTAGATGCTAAAGGTATTGCTCAAGCTATATTAATTATTGCTGGATATCAATATAAAGCCGCTTTTGTCGCTGACCAAGAGATAAATATGGTCGCCTGCCTGACAGAAATAATGGCGAGTTGTAAATTTAAATAAAATTAGTACGAGGAGAGAATGGCTAGACGAACATTTTTTAGAAAACTTATTGTTAAACTAAGAATGTGGTATGCTGATATAAGAGGTCATCACGGTAAACGTTGGGATTACGAACCAGGTGATTACTATATGGGCAGACACAGAAATAGAAAATAATGGCTTACGAATTAAAAGATTATCTTAATGCTATCAATTTTAGCAAAGAAAAGTTGATGGATAGCGAAGATTTACTTTGGGAAAAGAAGTATCCTGCTTATATTGTTAATCGTTGTATGTCTATGTTTTGGGACACCTTACCTGCTGCCAATGAGATGAATGGTTATCATTTCTTAAGCAATAAGGTACAATTTGATTTTTTTATAAATAGTATCAGAAAACAAAAGAGATTTGGCGGCAAATGGTTATCACAAGCCAAGCTTAATGATATGGAGTATGTGAAAGAATATTATGGTTATAGTAATGAAAAGGCAAAAGAAGCTCTAAACATACTTAGTAAAGAACAAGTTGAACACATTAAAAATGCCTTGAATAAAGGTGGGAGAACAAAGAGATGAGTGAAGAAATACAATGGTCGCCTGAACGTATGTTAGAGGTCACAATCAAACAACCAGACGATTTCCTAAAAGTAAGAGAAACTTTAACACGTATAGGTGTAGCAAGTAGAAAAGATAAAACCCTTTATCAATCTTGTCATATATTACATAAACAAGGTAAATACTATATTGTACACTTTAAAGAATTATTTGCTTTAGATGGCAAAAAAGCCACTTTAGTAGAGAATGATATACAAAGAAGAAACACAATCGCTATCTTATTACAAGATTGGAATTTAATTGACATAGTTGACAAAACTGCTTCAGAAAATAAAGCACCTTTGAGCCAGATTAAAGTTTTACCTTTCAAAGAAAAAAAAGAATGGATTTTATCTGCTAAATATAATATAGGTAAAAAAGCAGAATCAACTGAAGAAAAAACTGATGGCGATGGAAGTACCAAAGTTTAAAGATTTCTTAACCGAAGAAAAGGCATCACAAAAATTACGTATCTTAGTAATTTCAGATGAGCCTGAAAACTCGGAACTATTTCATACAGCAAAACGTATAAAAGAAGAAGGACCTAAATTAGGTCATAAAACTTATGTCGTTTTAATAGACGGTGCTTATATTAAAAATGAGGACGGTGTAAAAACAATTCACAATATAGATGATGAAAAAGGTTTTGAAATTAATGATGAGAACACAATTGCTATCGTAAGAGGTTCTGTCACACGTAAAGACGCTTGGTTAGATTTACTTTCACAATTAGAAAAAGCTGGTGTTGCTTGTATTAATAGTAGAACAACTGTTAATATATGTGCCGACAAATATCGTACATATTTAAGACTTGCTGATTATGGTTTAGAACAACCTAAAACCGTACTAGTACCAAATAAAGACGGTGTTGATGCTGCTGTTGAAAATT